ACAAAAAAGCCGACGGAGAAGGTCGGCTGATTCGCAAAACTAGAGAGGCCCGATTTTGCAGAGCCAACCCAATTCAAGCAATACCCCCCAAAGTGTCGCGACACGTTTTTCGAATTCTGAAAGCGTGTCGCGTACCGTTTCAACGATCACGCTGCGCGACATGATCAATGAAGCACGCCAGCAGGCTGGAGAGCCAAAGGTTCGCAATGACCATTTCCTTTCCCGGGTCGAGGATGAGCTGGGCGATGATCTGGAGGGGGTGCAAAAATATTTCACCCCCCTGCACGGCAATCAGGTCGCCACTTATGGCCTGACCCTGGACCAATGCATGCTGGTGGGGATGCGCGAGTCGAAAGCCGTTCGCCGATCTGTCCTGAAAAAGCTCAAAGAGCTGGAAGGGCCGCGGGTGCTCGCCACACTGCCTGACTTTTCCAATCCCGCCGCTGCCGCCCGCGCTTGGGCCGAACAGTTCGAACTTCAGCAGGCAGCCAATCAGGCGCTGATTGAGGCAGCGCCAAAGATCGCCTTCGTCGAGCGTTATGTCGAGTCGACAGGCCTTAAGGGCTTCCGCCAGGTAGCAAAGCTGCTCAAGGCCAACGAGTCGCGATTCCGAGAGTTCCTGCTCGACAAAAAAATCATTTACCGCATGGGCGGCGAATGGCAGGCCTACCAGCCTCACATCGACGCCGGCCGCTTCGAAGTAAAAGCCGGCACCAGCGACAGCGGCCACGCCTACAACCAATCCAAATTCACTCCCAAGGGCGTCAACTGGATTGCCGGCCTTTGGGCTCAGTACAAGCTGGCCGAGGCCTGATATGCAATTCACCGTCACGATCAATCAGGTGAAGGCGTTGGAGTGGGGGCTGAACTCTCAGCAGGCGCTGCTGTTCGCCTTCGTCTACGGCTGCCCGAGCTGGACCAAGCCAATCAAGACTGACGACGGGATCTTCTTCGCGCTGAGCAAGGCCAAGATCACTGAGGAGCTGCCGCTGCTCACCGACAAGCCAGACACTGCTTATCGCATGCTGAAGGCCCTGGAAGAGGCAGGGTTGATTGAGCTTTCCAGCACCTCGAACATCACGCTGTTCCGCCTCACCGAGAAGGCGATTGAGTGGAGCCCGGATCGCATGGGGCACTTCAGTGCATCCCAGCCGCCTATTCAGCCACCTCGCCGTCGAACGAAGAAAAAGCCCATCCCTTCGGCTTTGCGAGCACGCGTTTTTGCGCGCGATGGCCACGCCTGCCTGCGTTGTGGCTGTTCCATGCTTCTTCGTTTGAGAGCTGATCATGTCATTCCAGAGAGCCTGGGTGGCGAAGCATCCATGGAAAATCTTCAAACACTGTGCATGTCCTGTAATAGCTGGAAGGGTGTTCAGACCATCGATTTTCGCGGTCTCACCGGAGGTTCTGCATGAGCATGGGCCTTATGGTTGCCGCTATGAAGCTTCGCGTTGGCAATCCGCTTCGCAAGCTAGTGCTCATCAAGCTGGCAGACAATGCCAGCGATATGGGGGAGTGCTGGCCGTCCTACCAACACATCGCCGATCAGTGCGAGATCAGCAAGCGTTCCGTTATGAATCACATTGCTGCCTTGTGCGACTCGGGACTACTTCGCAAAGAAATCCGGAAGGGTGGGCCGAAGGGCAATTCGTCGAATGTTTACTTCCTTACCCTTGATGGTGGTGCACCTCCTGCACCAGGGGTAGTGCAGCAGATTCACCAGGGTAGTGCAGCAGGTTCATCCCCTAGTGAATCTCCTGCACTAGGGGGTAGTGCAGGAGCTGCACCCAGAACCAGTCACTCTTCTGAACCAGTCAATGAACCGGTCATTGAACCAATTGCACCCCCGGCTTCCGCCGAGGTTGTGTCGGCTCAGTCTCGCAATCTGGTTCTGGTGGTTGATCGTACCGATGCGCCACGGGTTGAGATCCCCGCCGACATGCCAGGCCCAAAAGACCAGTCCTGCAAAACCTTCAAGGTCTGGGCGAACTTCGCCATGGCCTACCGCAAGCGCTACAGCACCTGGCCGGTGTGGAACGCCAAGGTCGGTGGCCAACTCGGCCAACTGGTCGACCGCCTCGGTGCCGATGTTGCCCACCACGTCGCGGCTCACTTCCTGAAAACCAGCGATGCCGGCGTCCTGCGCAAGTGCCACAGCCTCAACGAACTGCTGGCCAACGCTGAGAGCTATCACACCCAGTGGGTTACTGGTCAGCGCATCAACGGGACCACCGCCCGCCAGATGGAGCGCACCGAGGCAAACGTCTCCGCCGCCGAGCAGGCCGCGCAAATGGTCTTGGCCAAGCGCCAAGCGGGAGAGCGCAATGAGTACCTCTGAAATGAACGATCAACAGGTTGCCGGACTGGCTGCTGCGATCTGCGCCACCGCCGAGGCCATGGGTCAGGAAATGAACCCAGGCACCGCGGCGATGATGGCCGAAGACCTCTGCGCTTACTCGGTGCCAACCGTGAAAGCTGCGCTGAAGGCCTGTCGCTTCGAGGTGAAGGGCAAGCTGGCCATGGCTGACATTCTCCAGCGCGTGCAGGCCGCTGATGGTCGCCCGGGCAAAGACGAAGCATGGGCGATCGCCCTATCCGGACATGACGAGAGTGAAACCGTCGTGTTGACCACAGAGATCCAGCAAGCCATGACCGCAGCCGCACCGATCCTTCAAGTTGGCGACAAGGTAGGGGCTCGCATGGCGTTCATGAGTGCTTACGAGCGTCTGGTGACCCTAGCTCGCGCGCAAGCGGTACCGACGAGTTGGAATGTATCGCTTGGCCATGACCCAGTACGGAGAGTTACTGCGATTGAGTCGGCAGTACGTATGCAGCTAATTACCCAACAGGCTGGTACCCAGTACCTGACAGATCTGCGCATAGCGCCAGTTACTTCCGACGGCCAGGCAATTGCCGGATTGCTCACAGGTAATGCGGTCGAGGCGTCTCCAAGGGTGCGTGAAAAATTGGCAGAAGTGCGTTCGATTGTTCAGGACAACCAAAACCAGCAGACCCGCCAGAGGCTGAAAAAAGCTCAAGCTGCGCGAGTCGATATCTACCTGCGCCGGCGCCGGTTCCGCGCACAGGTCGAATCATTGCAAGGAAAGGAAACCAGCAGATGACCATTGATAAAAAGAAGCTCCAGAAGCTGCTGTGGGCTGAAGCCGCATCGTGGAGCGCGGACTGCGCCGACTGGAAGCGCAACACCGAGGCCCTACAGGAATTCCTCGGTGAAAAAACCGTGGAGGAGGTGGCGCTCGAGCTGCTGGCCGAGAACGAGGCGCTGCGTAATGCGCTGAGTGGCGTTCGTGAGTCTGTGCAGCGCGAATACTGGGATGAATATGCGGGGCTTGAAGGAACTCGCGCGATCCTCGATACCGCCTTGAGCAAGGCGGTACAGCCATGAACCCCGAATACACAATCCGCGACCAGCGCGACATCAACCGCCTCGCCGGTGTGCTGCACGCCATCGACCTGAGCAAGCCGAAGGTGGTGGTGATCCGCGACGAGAAGCGTCCGGACATCTGCAACCGCAAGATGTGGGCAATGCTCAAGGACGTTTCCGAACAGGTGATCTGGCACGGCAAGAAACTGACCAGTGAGGACTGGAAGTGCCTCTTCAGTGCCTCGCTGGAGAAGCAGCGCGCCGAGCCTGGCCTCGACGGCGGATTCGTCGTGATGGCCGTATCGACCCGCAAGCAGTCGCAGAAATGGTTCAGCGATCTGTTCGAGCTGATGCATGCCTTCGGCGCCGAGCATGGCGTGCGCTGGACGGAGCAGGACAAGTGGGGAGGGCGGTATTGATGCGAGAGGCCAAAACTTTCACCATCGCCGACGCGCTCACCAAGTACGTCACCACCTGGTATCTCGGCAAAACGGCGATCATCAAAACGGCGGAGGAGACGCCGCCCGAAATTGGCGAAACCTTCCGCCTCGGGCTCAAGGATTACACGGTCATGGTGGTGATGGGCGAACACAGCCCTCGCTGGGTGAATGCCGTGATCGTACCGAAGGAGGCCGAACCATGCGCGTAGCCATCAAGGAAAAGAAGGCGCCCAAGCCGAAGAAGTGCAAGAACCCAGCGTGCGGAGATTCATTCGTCCCGCAGCGCCTCGGGCAGGCGGTATGCGGATACAAGTGCGGCCTGGCCATCAAGGACGTGAATCAGGCGAAAGCCCGGAAAGCGCTGGATAAGGTTGGGCGCGCGGAGATCAAAGTCCGCAAGGAGAAGCTGAAGAGTCGAGCCGATCATCTGCGCGAAGCCCAGACGGCATTCAACGAGTGGGTTCGCCTGCGTGACGTTACTCGCCCTTGCGTGAGCTGTGGTCGCCACCACGAAGGCCAATATCACGCCGGCCACTATCGCTCAGTGGGAGCGAACCCAGAGTTGCGCTTCGAACCGCTGAACGTGTGGAAACAATGCGCCCCATGCAACACGCACCTGTCCGGCAATTTGGTGAACTACCGGATCGCGCTCGAGCAGCTCATCGGCGCCGAAACAGTCGCATGGCTCGAAGGGCCTCATGCGGCCCGTAAGTACACCGTTGAAGAAATCAAAACCATCAAGGCCGACTACCGAGCCAAGACCCGCGAATTGAAGAGGGCTGCAGCATGACTTATCGCAATGTGATTTCCGCCGTAGTCCGAGCCTTGGCCGCCGAGACAATCAGCTCCACCGGTGGCTGCGACTTTGAGCCTAAGGTGCAGTGCGCCAAGCAGAAAGGAGAGATCGTAGGTAAGGAGGCGGCGCTCCTGCAGGACTGTTGGGTGTTTGGTCGGCTGCACAAATCGCTAACTCCAGCTCACTGGCGTGCACTCGTAGCAAAGTACTCCACCCACGAGGAGCGTAAGCACGGCGCCATTCTGGAGCTGCTCAACTCGGTGAAGACGCCAGCGCCGAAGCGCTTCCAGGAATGTGCAGTGCTGACCTGGGCAATTCCTCAAGTTGCCGGTGCTGAGGGTAAGCGTTCTGCCTCCGTACTGCCGGCCGCCTGGTACGACATCACCAACTGGGGCAACGACGGCAAGCCGGAATCGACCCGTTATCGGTGGCGCTCTTCGATTCGCAAGGCTCTGGACGATCAAGTAAATGAGGCGCTCACCGCCGCTCAAGAGCTACTAGACGCAGAGGGTTTAATCGAAAGTTGCGCGGCGTAGCAAAAAGCCATTGCAATGAATGAGAAAGTGAGAGAGTATTTGCCCATCCTGTCGATCTTGCGCATTATGGATTGACATTAGAAAGCCTCGCCAACGTGCGGGGCTTTTTTGTGGCCGCTCGTCGAGGAAATTGCACTCCGTGTTTTCGAAACTTCTCTCAGTAGTAAGCGCAGACCCTGCGCGTCTGACGGGAGAGAATCATGATCGAAGACAACAACGGCCCTGAAGCGCCATATCCAGGACCAAGCGAGCTAGCGCCTGACGCTGGCGGAAGTCATGACTCAGGCCTAGAGAAGGCTGAATCTGAGCCGAAGCAAGGCACTGACGAACGACCAGAAGATTGGAACCCACCGCCCGGAAACCCTGGCTCTGATCAAGACGCCCAGACAGGGCGCGGTAATGGTGGTGCGGCTCCTAATGCTGATTCGAACTTTGTCGACCAGAGCGATGATTTGAAGGAGCCGCGCGACGTTCCGGCGTCCGATCCTGAATCCGGCGCTTGAAATAGAAGTTCTTTTTGCCCGCTCGTCGTGGGCTTTTTCCTGCGACCAATTGCGCAAGCCCCGCACATAGCGGGGCTTCGAAAAGCATCACTTTCGCATCGCTCGTTTTATTCGCATCCAGTCCTGATAGGCGGCCGTGCGTTTCGCATCAGCAACAGCTTTTGCTTCAGAGAAGCGCGCCCAAGCTTCAGCGCTCCCTCGGTCGTACTGAATGATCTTATAAGCTGCCTCATCGAGCGCGTCTGCTTGACGAAAAAGCTCAGTGTTGGCGGCTATTTCGTCATCCCAAAAATGCTCATCTCTAAAACCCAGAATGCTCTCGGTCATGTGAGTGCTCCTCGTCCCATGCGAGGGCTGCTGACTCCCGCCACTGGACATCTGTAACGCCAAACCTTTCCGCCATGGGTTTGGAAAAACGTTTAAGCGGCGGCCGGCCTGGCTTGGGTATTGGAACGAGACCTGCATCGCAGCTCGCCCACTGCCACGCTTCCGTGTTGTTCATCATCTTTGTTCGAATGATGAATGACTTCGGCTTTCCATGAAGTCTGTACTCGATTACGAAGAGATCTACCGGTTTCATGAGTCCTCCTGTTGCTCATGAAGTAGAGATTTTTTTGTGCCCGAAAAATTCAAAGAATTGTCCGACAATCCTTAACGAAGTGTATTTCATCAATTTCTGGCCTCAGCATCTGCTGGGCTTTTCGTTTTAGGCTCCCCACACCCATCGCTCCGAGCTGGGAGTGCAGATGGAGCTGATTCAAATCCGCAGGGGAGTCCCTGCCAATTGACCACCACTCCCTGATGGGGAGGAACCGAGATGCCAAACATGCCAGACAAACCAGACACATGGGCGATAGCGCTTGCGTGGTTGAGCCAGCATTCGCCAATCCTCTATGCGGCTGCGCTGTCCTGCGCCATGGCCGTCTTGCGGATCACGTACGGTGGCGGTACTCGTCGCCAGATGCTGGTGGAGGGCGCCATTTGCGGCGGCCTCACATTGACCATCATCAGCGGCCTGGACTTTTTCGGCTTGCCCCAGAGCATGGCCACCTTCGCCGGCGGCTGGGTTGGCTTCCTGGGCGTGGAGAAGATCCGCAACATCGCGGATCGGGTGACTGAGTTCAAGCTGCCGAGCCGCAAGCCTGAATAATCCGCGACACGTTTCGCGAGTCAGCAAATTGTGTCGCGCTAACCATTTTAGAGGCCGGACAATGGGGCTCGAACGCCCATACAGCGATCTAACGAATCTTTGCTGTTTTCGAGCTTCTTGATCGCTTCTTGGCGCCGCTCTCCACGAAGAGAGAACACGTCTATATCGGAAATCGCTAGCTGTCGTTCCATATGAGCTACAGCATTCTTGTAAGGCTCGCAGCGCTTATCAGCTTCCGTGAGGTCTTTGTAGATTTGAGCTTCGGCTTTTGATTTTTCAGCCTCATGGTTAGCGGATGCAGTCTGTTTCCTCGTGTCGTCTAGCAATGCCTCAATTACTGCGACACGAGTTTGACTTTCGCGTAGAGAGTCAGTCAGCCCCTTGTTCGTGGCTCTGAGTTCATTGGCGATCGTTCTCGACTCATTGAGTGCATCTGTTAGGTTTTTCACATCGCTGCGTAGTTGCCCCCGCTCTTCTACGACATTCAAACCGTAAATTACGAAGGGCATGATTGCCGCAAGCAGTGCAGCATTTGCCAGCAAGCTTACGAACAGGAATTTTGGTTTCGAGAGGGGTGGTGTTTTGCTTCTTGTCATTGGTACGGGCTCAAGAATGGGGCGAGCTACTAAATACAACTTTGGGCAGACGCATATTGCTAGGCTTAGAAAGCGGCTGCGGTCTGGGCAGATAGGTGTGCCGCAGGTGAGTGCGGCACTGGCAGTTCATTTGGCTTTCAGGGCTTCCTGAATCTGATCTGCATACTTCGAGAGGTTGTCCAGTTCTTGGCTCAGATGCACGGACGCGGAGCTTAGGACTCGGTTGGAAATCAATTCCAAAGCAGCGCCTACCGCTACTGCTCTTTGGGTGTCCGTTTGGAGTCGAGCGTATGCCAAGTTGCCATTTACAGAAATTGCTTTGATCGCGTCAGACATGTTGCCTTCCTTGCGCAGAGTTAGTTGATTCCCATCAATACCGGCATCCAGCCATCATTTCAAGCTCAAGGTGATCCGTGGACAGGCCATACCCGCCAGCGTCATTGCTTGAGCTGTCTGAGCTATCCGATTTCGGCATCCGTCTGACTCCGGCACCGGATGTATGGGAATGGCTCCAAACCGAGATCCTTGCCGACACCGGAAGCATTCACAACGAAGACCATGCCCATCTGATCGATGCGGACATCCGTGTGATGTGGGCGTCTGCTGCTTTCACGAAGAAGGGTCGCACTGTGGTGGGCCAGGCCGAACAGGTAGCGTTCCGCGCCGGCGGTTGGCAGAAAGCCCGAATGGAACAGCAGATGCTGGATTGGTTCGGCGACGTGCCGGCCTACATCATCACGTTGGCTGCTGACTACTGCGCTCAGTGCAGTGACGCTGACTTTTGCGCGCTGGTTGAACATGAGCTGTATCACATCGCCCAGGCGACCGATAAATACGGTCAGCCAGCCTTCACCCAGGAAGGATTGCCCAAGCTTGAGATGCGCGGACACGACGTTGAAGAGTTCGTCGGTGTGGTGCGTCGTTATGGGGCAAGCCCTCAAGTTCAAGAGCTGGTGGACGCTGCAAACAATCCTGCCGAGGTGGGGAAAATGAACATATCGAGGGCCTGCAGAACCTGTCTGCTCAAGTCGGCCTGACTTTGACAGTACTTTGACGGATGCCCACTTATGGCCGCACTCAGAGACGAGGTGAAAGCCTTTGTTGTACAGGCGCTGGCCTGCTTTGACACGCCATCTCAAGTGGTGGCCTCAGTCAAAGAAACATTCGGGATCGATGTCACTCGCCAGCAGTGCGAGGCATACGACCCCACGAAATATGTCGGGCGGAGCCTGAACCAGAAGTGGAAGACGCTGTTTGAAGACACGCGCGCCCGCTTCCGAGAAGAAACCGCCGAGATCCCGATCGCCAACCGCGCTTACCGTCTTCGGGCCATGAACAGGTTTGTTGAGCGGGCGGAGACGATGAAGAACATCGGCCTCGCCATGCAGATCCTCGAACAGGCCGCGAAGGAAGTCGGCGACGTCTACGTCAATCGCCACCGGAAGGATGAGCCTGACGACGAACCGGCAATCCCGACGCGCATTCAGGTCGACGTAGTGGATGCGAGGAAGCCGAATGCCGAGCCTTAACGTTCCGCAGTCGCAGTTCCTCTTATTGCCCCACAAGTTTCGCGCTTTCGTTGCTGGCTTCGGCTCCGGGAAGACTTGGGTCGGATGCTCGGCGCTCAGCAAGCATTTCATGGAGTGGCCCGGCGTCAACGCTGGTTACTTTGCACCGACTTACCCGCAGATTCGAGACATCTTCTATCCAACGATGGAGGAGGTGGCCTACGACTGGGGGCTGAAGACCAAGATCAACCAGGCGAACCATGAGGTTCACATCTACAGCGGCCGGCAGTATCGCGGCACTGTGATTTGCCGGTCGATGGAGAAGCCACAGACCATCGTCGGCTTCAAGATCGGCCACGCTCTGGTCGATGAGCTGGACGTGTTGACGTCGATCAAGGCGCAGCAGGCCTGGCGCAAGATCATTGCCCGGATGCGTTACAACCTGCCCGGGCTGAAAAACGGCGTGGACGTGACCACAACGCCGGAAGGCTTCAAGTTCGTCTTTCTGCAGTTCGTGAAGCAGTTGCGCGATAAGCCGGCGCTGAAGGAAATGTATGGGCTGATCCAAGCCAGCACCTTCGACAACGAACTAAACCTGCCTGACGACTACATCGCCTCGCTGATGGAGTCGTATCCCGAGCAGCTGATCCGCGCGTACTTGAACGGCCAGTTCGTCAACCTGACGTCCGGGTCGATCTACCACGCCTACGACCGCAAGCTGAACCAGTGCTTCGACACAGTCCAGCCCGGTGAGCCTTTGTTCATCGGTATGGACTTCAACGTCGGCAAGATGGCGGCAATCACACACGTCAAACGTGATCAGGGCCTGCCGCGCGCCGTGGACGAGTTGATGGATGGCTATGACACACCGGACATGATCCGTCGGATTAAAGAGCGGTACTGGGAACACACCGGCAACGACTACAAGAAGACCTGCGAGATCCGGATCTACCCGGACGCCTCCGGCGATTCGCGCAAGTCGGTCAATGCCAGCCTCACTGATATCGCCATGCTCAAGCAGGCAGGTTTCACGGTCATCGCGCCGGCGGCTAACCCACCCGTAAAGGATCGGATCAATGCCATGAACGCCATGTTCTGCAATGCGCAGGGCGAGCGGCGTTACCTGGTTAACCCGTTTACATGCCCAACCTACGCCGATGGCCTGGAACAGCAAATCTGGGCACCCAACGGCGAGCCGGACAAGAGCCAAGGCAACGACCACGCCAACGACGGCGGCGGTTACTTCATTCACCGCGAGTACCCGATCATCAAACCGGTCACCGCTATCAAAATGGGATACGCCCGATGAGCAACGACGTCTCCTTCAAGCGGGCGGACTACATCGAAGTGCTGGATCGCTGGGCAACTGTGCGTGACGTTTGCGCCGGTCAGCACAGGGTTGTTGACCGACTGCCGTACATCAACGCTCACGACAAGTCGCCGGAGAACGTAGACCGAAACAAAGCCTATCGCGAACGGGCGGTGTTCAAGAACGCTACCGGTCACACGCGCAATGGCTTGCTCGGTTTGGCGTTTCACAAAGACCCGACGCTGACAGTCGCCAAGAAGATGGAGTACTTACAGGACAACGCCAACGGCTCCGGTGTGAGCATCTACCAGCATTCGCAGGGCACGCTGGAAAAGGTGCTTGAGGCTGGGCGGCATGGTCTGTACGTCGATTATCACCAAGACAGCGGCACCGGTGGGCACTCGGTGATCCTGTCGTACTACGCAGAAGACATCATCAACTGGCGTACAGGCATGGTGAACGGTCACAGCGTGCTGACCCTTGTGGTGCTGCGCGAGTCGCCGGAGATTGAAGACGGTTTCGGTTTCAAGGTGGTCGAGCAATACCGGGAGCTGGCTCTCGAGGATGATGGCTTCGTCTGCCGCGTTTGGCGCCGATCCGGGCCGAAAGGTGGTGGGCCGCTGGCCGTTGTTCAGGAATTCAAACCCACCGGCGCCGCCGGCCGCTTGAAGGAGATTCCGTTCACCTTCGTCGGCGCGCAGAACAACGATCCAAGCATCGATGAATCACCGCTCTACGACATCGCCATGATCAACCTGGGCCACTATCGGAACAGCGCCGACTACGAGGACAGCGTCTTCTGGTGCGGCCAAGCCCAGCCATGGATTTCCGGTCTGGACGAGCAGTGGCGCGACTGGATGGAGAAGAACGGCGTTTACGTCGGCTCCCGCGCCCCGATGATGCTGCCAACAGGTGGCGCCTTCGGTTATGCGCAGCCGCTGCCGAACACATTGGTGAAGGAGGCCATGGCCGACAAAAACCAGATGATGATCGAGCTCGGCGCACGGATGGTCGTGGCTTCTCTCTCGTCCAAGACGGCGACCGAAGCCCGTGGTGATCAGTCGGCATCGACATCGGTGCTCGCCGGCTGTGTGGCGAACGTCACCGAGGCGTACACCCGGGCAATCATGTGGTGCTGCACCTACATGGGCGTCGACGACGCGAAGGTTGCGTACCAGATCAACCAAGAGTTCGTGGAACTGACGGCAGATCCGCAAATGATCACCGCGCTGGTCGGCCTCTGGCAGAACGGTGGATTCGCCAAAGCGGATCTTCGGGCCTATCTGCGCAAACTGGGCCTGATCGCGCCAGAGCGCACTGACAAGCAGATCGACGGTGAGCTGGCAGAGCAGGGCGACGGCCTGGGCCTGGACGATGAGGACAAAGTAGATGGCGGCAAACCAAGCAATCCTTGACGCCACGATTCGGCACGCGGTCTTCCTCGAAAAGCTGAAGGCTGGGGAGGTCGGCAAGTTCGCTCCCTTCCTGAAGGAGATCGACCGCTCGATCCGCGACCGGCTCACCCAGTCGGATCTGACCGAGTACAACGTGAAGCGGCTGGAAGCGCTGCTGAAAGAGGTCGACAGTCTGCTGCTGGGCATCTTCGACCGCTACAGCGCGCAACTGAACCTCGACCTGATCGACATCGCCAACTACGAGGCTGAGTTTGAGGCTTCGAGCCTGGCCCGGTCTGCGCCGGTTGGTGTCTCGTTGGATGTGGTTGCGCCGACGGCAGTGGCTATCCGCACGGCGGTGCTAACCAATCCCCTCAGTGTGCGCGGCACCGGCGGAGGTAAGCTGCTGAAGTCGTTCATCAAGGGATGGACGAGTGCCGAGCGCGATCGCGTCACCGGCACGATCCGGCAGGGCTTCTTCGAAGGGCAAACGAACTTCCAGATCATCCGCAACATCCGCGGCACTAAGTTGGCCGGATACAAGGATGGCATTCTCGCCACCACAAACCGTAATGCCAGCACTGTCGTGCACACCGCGATACAGCATGTGTCGTCTCAGGCACGCATGGAGGTGGCGAAGGCCAACACCGACATCGTTGAGGAGATCCAGATAGTCGCAACGCTGGATAGCAAGACGAGCCAGCAATGCCGCTCATTGGATGGTCGTCGGTTTCCCGTAACGTCGGGGCCGCGGCCGCCGTTTCACCCGAATTGCCGATCCACTTTCATCATGCTGACCAGGCTCAGCGAGATGTTCGCAAAGGGCGCGACGCGAGCAGCAGTAGGCGCAGGCGGAGCAGGTCAGGTCAGTGCCAGTCTCGATTACTACAACTGGCTGAAAGATCAGCCAGCAGCGTTTCAGGACGAAGCAATCGGGCCGGTGCGAGCAAAACTGTTTCGCGAAGGGGGCTTGACGGTCGAGCGCTTCACCGAGCTGCAACTCGATCGCAATTTCGCGCCTCTGACACTTGCACAAATGAAAGCGCTGGAGCCTTTGGCATTCGAGCGTGCCGGCATTTGACGCAAGAAACTCAACCAGCCGCCTTCGGGCGGTTTTTTATTGCCTGCAAAGCGGGCAACACATACCCAAGGGGTGCATCAACGTGGCAGAAGAAAACGAAATCGACCTGGACAATCCGGCAATCAAGGCCGCTATCGCGACTGCCGTTGAGACCTCTGTTTCTGGTCTGAAAACCAAAAACTCCGAGCTGCTGGGCAAGCTGAAGGAAACCACCGGCAAGCTGACTCAGTTCGAAACGCAATTCGAGGGCATCGATATCGACGCCGTCAAAGGCCTGCTCAGTCGGGCCGGTCAAGACGAAGAAACCAAGCTGCTGACTGAGGGCAAGGTGGACGAGGTGTTCAATCGTCGCACCGAGCGCTTGCGCGCCGACAACGATAAGCAGTTGAAAGCCGTTACAGCGCGCGCAGAGAAGGCTGAAGCGTTTGCCACTAAGTTCCAGGGCAAAGTCCTGGGCGATTCGGTGCGCGGTGCAGCACTGAAAGCCGGCGCTCTGCCGGAAGCCACCGACGACATCATCCTGCGCGCCAAAGGCGTGTTCTCGCTTAACGAAGAGGGTGAAGCGGTCGCCGTCGATGAATCCGGCCAAGTCATCCTCGGCAAAGACGGCAAGACCCCTCTGGCTCCGCTCGAATGGGCGGAATCTCTGCGCGAAAGCGCACCTCATCTGTGGCCAAGGGCCTCAGGGACACAAGCCCCGGGCGGGGGTAGCGGCCAGGCTGCATTCAAGCGCTCCGAAATGAATGCCGAGCAAAAGCGTGACTACCAGCGCAAGCACGGCCAAACCGCATACCTGCAATTGCCCAAGTAAGGGGATCCACCCATGGCAACGACTGTGAACAGCGACCTGATCATCTACAACGATGAGGCGCAAACTGCATACCTGGAACGTGTCCAGGACAATCTCGATGTGTTCAACGCATCGTCCAATGGTGCGATCGTGCTCGACAACGAGCTGATCGAAGGCGACTTCCGCAAGCGCTCGTTCTACAAGATCGGCGGCTCGCTGGAGCATCGCGACGTCAACTCCACCGGCAAAGTGACCGCGAAGAAGATCGGCGCCGGTGAGGCCGTCGGCGTCAAGGCTCCGTGGAAATACGGCCCATACCAGACCACCGAAGAAGCTTTCAAGCGCCGCGGCCGGCCGGTAGACGAGTTCTCCCAGATCATCGGCGCCGACGTTGCAGACGCCACTCTGGAGGGTTTCATCCAGTACGCCACTGCGGCGCTGCGCGCTTCGATCAGCTCCAACGCTGAAATGGTGGTTACTGCCAACATCGAGACCGACGGCAAGAAGACCCTGACCCGTGGTATGCGCAAGTTCGGCGACAAGTTCGGTCGTATCGCGCTGTGGGTCATGCACTCCAGTGCTTACTTCGACATCGTCGACGAGGCGATCGCGAACAAGGTCTACGAAGAGGCGGGTGTCGTCATCTACGGCGGCTTGCCAGGCACTCTCGGCAAGCCGGTGCTGGTCACCGACACCGCGCCCGCAGATGTGATCTTCGGCCTACTGCCAAACGCTGTGGTGATCACCGAGTCGCAGGCGCCTGGCTTCCGCTCCTACGCGGTGAATGACGAAGAGAACCTGGGTATCGGCTACCGCGCTGAAGGCACCGTCAACATCGATGTGCTCGGCTACAGCTGGAAGGAAGCCGCTGGTGGTGCGAACCCAACGCTTGCCGCCGTGGGTTCGGCTGCGAACTGGGTCAAGCATTCCAACAGCAACAAAGTGACTGCTGGTGTGCTGATCACTCTGACCACCACGCCACCAGCCGGCGGCTGATAATGGCCCTGACAGCGGCCAGCGATGGCCGCTACGGAGACTTTTATGGAACTGGTTTACTCCACTCAGAATTCGGACTTCGATCCGGAAAAGCGGTACCGCAATCCAGCGCATTTTGATCGGCCGGAAGCGGGCGTGACCCATGTAGTGGTAATCGGTGACTGGTCGAAGGTGGTCGACGCCTATGAGACGTTGGGCGTCGAAGTTTCGGTGACGATGCCTTTGATCAGCCAGCGTGTTGATTCGGACTGCTCCGACGCTATTGCTAGCCTGGAACAGGACAACGACACCCTCCGCGCTGAGCGTGACGGCATCCTTCGACTGATCGAAGCCGCCGAGGGGCAATCGGACCTGGAACATCCGGGCGCGGGCGAACTGCCGATCCGACTATTCGATGCGCTGAGAGCCATTCACGAAGGCGTCGTCACGATCGAGGGCAAACGCGATAATCTGGCGGGCGAGGTTGAATCGCTTCGTGCTGAAGTTGAGCGCCTGAAGGCATCAGCGGAACCGGTCGACAATGCCGAGAAGATCGCTGGTCTCAAAGCGAAGCTCGACGCCGCCAATGTGCCGTATCGAGCAAATGCTTCGGTTGAGTCGCTGGAAAAGGCGGTCTCTGAGCTTCCGAACGCGTAATAATCCGGGTGCGCATTCATTGGTGCCCGATTCAAAAAACACAGCGAGCTGATTCATGACTCTCATCATTGAGGACGGTACCGGCAAGCCTGACGCCGAAAGCTACGCATCCGCCGAAGACCTGGCCATGTACGCCTTGAAGTTCGGCGTGACCATCCCGGCAGAAGTGCTAGCACAGGAAGCCCTGCTGCGCCGGGCCGCGCTGGCAATGAATGGCATGACGTGGAAAGGGCGAAAGTCCAACAGCGAACAGGCCCTGTCCTGGCCGCGCCGCGGCGTCGAATTGGATTACGAACTCAAGCCCGACAACTACCTGCCTGCGCGGATCCAGTACGGGCAAATGGCGCTGGCTGCTGAGATCCACACCGACGACGTTGACCCGATCGAAAAACGCAAAGGCGCGATTACCCGGGAGCGGGTTGAAGGTGCGGTTGATCGCGAGTACGCGACGATCCCGAATACTAGTGGCCGACTGTTGCCGGCGGCGCCGGATCGCCCGAGCGCAACGCAGTTTGCTGACTACCTACAACGGCGGGGGGTTTTTGCCGTCAGGGCGTAGTGGGACTAGGATTGTTGCTCCAATGACAAGGAGCCTGATTATGACTGGCGAACATCTGATTTACGCAAAGCAAAAAGAACAGGATGAGAAAGACGCCTGGGACATGTATGCAAGCTCGGCCTTGGGGGCGGTTGTCATGCCGGGCGCTGCGAGGCGTGAAATGGTTGCGCTGGCTGCCGAGTACGCGTCGATGCTGCTCGAAGAGCGCAGGAAGATATTCGCAGGCTCCACATCTCAAACTTAAAAACCAACCAATAAGGTTTCTGCATCTGGAGCCACCATGGCCTTCTACGACGAAATGGCCGTGATGGCTCTGGAGATGATCACAGAGTTCGGCCAGCCCGTGACCATTAGTAAGACGGAGCCAGGAGAGTACGACCCTGATATCGGGGGCGAGTCGCCTGGCGCCACAATCGTGCAGACCGCCCAAGGCATCCTGCTCGACTTCACCGGTCAGGAATTCCAGAACAACAGCCTCATCAAGCAGGGCGACAAGAAATTAAAGATCGCCGCGCAAGGGCTGGATTGGGTACCGGACCTGCTGAACAAGGTGATCATTCAGGGGCGCACCTGGTCAATCGTGCCGCCGCTGAAAGAGGTGAATCCCGCCGGGACGCCGATCCTTTACGAGCTGCAGGTGCGGTCATGAGCCGGGCGGGCGCCGGCCAGTCCGGCAGCTTCGCCCTAAGCCTAGCCGAGTTCGCCGCGCAGACCAGCGAAGCGATTGATGCCAGTGTGCGCGAGATCATCATCGAGGTCGGCAGCAGCCTGATCCGCATGTCTCCCGTGGGTAATCCGGAGATTTGGGCGCAGAACGCGGTAGCAACCCAGTACAACAAGGCCGTCGACGACCACAACACCGCGCTGCGCGGCGATCCGGCCAGCCTCACAAAGGGCGGCAGGCTGAAGAAAGGCCGCAAGCTCAACGACGGCATGGATATCGTTGCACCGGAAGGATATGTCGGCGGCCGCTTCCGCGCGAACTGGCACATTTCCCTCGGAGTGGTCGAAAGCGTCACCTTCGACGAGGTAGACCCGAGCGGCGCCGAAACCACTGCTGCGCTGGTAGCAGCAATGAGCGACTTCACCGCCGGCCAGATGGCCTACATCATCAACAACTTGCCCTACGCGATTCCGCTGGAGTTCGGTCATTCGACTCAGGCCCCCGGCGGCATGGTCCGGGTAACCGTGGCTCGCTTTCAGCAGATCGTGCAGGAGGCCATCAGGAACAATCAGGTATGAGTCACGCACGCGCCCGTCAGGCCATCGAAACGAAGCTGGCCGCATGGTCGGCTGCGCGTCCAATACGAGTGGCCTACTCGAATCAGCCATTCACGCCAAATCCATCTGAAACTTATCTCCGGGCCTTTCAGCTTCCAGCCAGCACTACCTGTCGGTATCTCGGCGGGGATGCCTACGAATACGCCGGTGTTTATCAGATCAGCATCGTCTGTCCATCTGCCCAGGCCATGGCCACCGCAGAGACGCTTGTTGAAGAGCTGACCCAACTCTTTCGCGTAGACACGCCACTGGCCCGCAACGGGTTCGATGGCCTCATCACGGAACCAGTAGATCAAGGGCCAACAATCACAGAGTCGGCGACCTACACGGTCCCGGCCAGCTTCACCTACTCAGGTGTCGCAGACCAACCGCCCGCTGGGGCATAACCTACCGCCGTCAGGCGGGCATTTAAGAGGAAACACACCATGGCCGCACGCTTTCCGCTGCCGAACGGCGCCGTGCTGGAGATCGCCAGCATTATGGGTTCTGCCGTCGCTTTCACTGCATTGACCAATGCGAAACCGCCGGTCGCTGCCTCAGTAGGGCACGACATTGAAAACGGCGACGTTTTGCTGGTCAACTCCGGTTGGGCGCTGATCAATGACCGCGCAGTAAAGGCGTCCGGCGTAACCGCCGATGCTTTTGCGTTGGCTGGTCTCAACACCACCAACACCGACAAATTCACTGTCGGTGCAGGTTCTGGCTCTGTGATCCCGGTGTCCGGATGGACGCAAATCTCGAAAGTCACTTCTTTCACATCCTCCGGCGGCGAGCAGCAATATCAAACTGTCGGCTACCTGGAAGATGACGACGACAAGCAGTTTCCTACTAACCGCAACCCGACCACGATCACCATCGTGGTTGAGGATCAGCCGACCGCTCAATACGTCGAGACTGTCGAAGGCTTCGACGACACCAAAGAGCTGGCCGTCGTGCGCATGAAGTTGCGTAACGGTGATCAGATCCTCTACCCGGGTTATGTGAGCATCACTCCTGATCCGACGATGGAGCGAAACAACGTCATGACGCGAACCATCAGCATCGGGCTTTCGGCTCGATCGCTCCGTTACTTGGCCGGCGCATAAGGATTTCCCATGGCAAAGATCAGGATCGCCCAGAACCCTACGTTCAAGGCTCTCGTGCACATCCCCATTGTTGGGTGTGAGCCCGAAGCGATCGAGTTTACCTTCAAGTATCGCGACCGACCGGCACTCGCCGCGCTGTTCGACGAGTGGAACCTGAAGGCGAAGGAAATGCGCGAGGGATTCGGGGAAGGCACCACATTGTCAGAAGTCGTTGCTGCTGAAACCGAGTATCAGGTGCAGCAGATCAAGGATCTGGTCGCGGGCTGGGGCTTCGATGACAAGTTCGACGACAAGAGCATCCTCGCCCTTGTGAAGTCATGCCAGGGAACTGCTGAAGCGGTGGTGAGTGCCTACCAGAGCGCATTCAATCAGGCCCGGCTGGGAAACTGAGGGCAGCAGCCGCAGCGTTGTACGAAAGCGGGCCATCTGCTGAGCAGTTGGCAATCCTCGGGCTGACGGCTGCCGATTTGTCGGGTGACGATGTAGAGGTCTGGCCATGCAACTGGCCGGCCTTTCTCCTGTTCAACCGAATGTCCACGCAGTGGCGGGTCGGCACCGGTGGCGCCATCGGCCTTGATTACAACTGCATCCGCGACGTCGCCGGATTCCTCGGCATCAAGAAAAAGAAACTCGCTGAAATCTTCCCTGACCTTCAGGCGCTGGAAGGCGAAGCCCTGCGCGTCATGGCGGAGGAAAGGGAAAACAGCCCGTAAGCACGAGCACTTATTCAAGGTGAGTCGATGAACATTGCAGAACTCGGCGTCAAGATCGACTCGGCCGATGCGATCGAGGCCAAAACGAGCCTGGATGAGATGGCGAAGGCCGGCGGCCGGGCCGAGCAGTCCGCCGTTTCGCTGATGAACGAAATGCAGGCGCTGGAGAAGTCGCTTTCTACCAACGCCAAGACCACACAGGACCTTGCCAAACAGCGCGATGCATTGGCGAAGCTGACCAAGACCGGCGCCTATGGTGAGGCTGAGGCCGCGAAGATCTCTGCGCAGTTCGACAAGCAACAGGTAGCGCTGGCCAAGTCGACCATGGATGAGCAGAAGGCACTGAACAGCCTGTTGGGCGCCATTGACCCGGCCCGCGCCGCACTGGCGAAGCTGGACACCCAGGTTGAGCAACTGGGCAAACATCTGGATGCCGGCCGGATCAGCCAGGACGAGTACAACACTGCCCTGAGCAAGATCGACAAGGACTACGACAAACTCAACAAAACCACCACCGGCTTCGACAAGCTGCGCCTCGGCACGCGTCAGGCACAGGAAAACGTCGTGCAATTGGGGAATGCGCTTTCATCTGGTGACTGGGGTAGCGGCGTTCGCGCAGTCGCACAATTGGGCGCTGGTGCGGGTGAGGGAGCGGCGGGACTACTAGCCATTCTTGGCCCACTTGCGTTGGCCACCGCTGCCGTGGGTGGACTGGCATACGCTTTTTATAAGGGCAGCGAGGAGCAGGACAGCTACAACAAATCGTTGATTCTTACCGGCAACTACGCCGGCGTGAGTGCTGGACAGCTAGGCGATATGGCGCGCCAGGTGAGCGCCACAGTTGGCACCACCGGCCAAGCAGCAGCCGTGCTGGCTCTGCTGGCCGATAACGGAAAGATCGCCGGCGAGAGCTTCACCGGCATCACCCAAGCCGCCGTGTCGATGCAGGAAGCGACAGGCAAGGCAGTGAGCGAGACAGTTGCCGAGTTCTCCAAGCTCGCCGACGACCCGGTCAAGGCGTCTGCCGCGCTGAATGAGCAGTACCACTACCTAACCGCTTCGGTTTACTCGCAGATCACCGCGCTGGAGAAGCAGGGCGACCATGCCGGCGCCGTGAAGCTGGCCACCGAGTCGTTCGCTGATGCAATCAACGAGCGCACACCGCGAATCCTCGAGAATCTGAGTTTCTGGGAGAAGGGCTACAACGCCGTTGCCCGGGCTGCTGATGGGCTGAAGAATATCGGGCGCAGCGATATCGGCGCCGATATCGAGCAAGCTCAACGCGACTTGGCGAGTGCTCAGGCAGGCAATGTCGGCCTGTTCCAGAACAAGCAAGAGATGATCGATCTCTACCAGAATCGTCTCAATATGCTTGAGGACCAGAAAGCGGCAGAAGCCGATATCGGCAAGTGGCAGGGAGAGCAGGCGAAAGCTCAGGGCGATGCCGTCTCCTCAATGGCGAAGGTCGACGCACTCACCAAGTCAGCATGGACGAATGAGCAGAAGCGTACCGATGCGATCAAGGAGTACAAGCGGCAGCTCGAAGACATCCGCAAGGTAGCACCGAACGACCCGCGCCTGAATCAGGCCGCAATCGACAAGAACCTGGCGAACATCAATGACCAGTTCAAGGACGCGAAAGCGGCAGGTACTCAGGTCGATCTGACCGGATTCAACAACGCCAAGAACAACCTCGCAGCCATCAGCGAAGAGTACAAAAACGCCCAGAAGGAACTGGACGCAGCACAGAAGACCGGACTCATTTCTCAAGCCGACTACGCCCTGAAGCGAGAAGCGCTGATCGGCAACGAGCGCGACGAGGTGACCGCGGCCTATGAGGCGGAGATCGCCGCGCTGGAAGCCGCGAAGGCGAAGAAGACAACCTCTGCTGCGCAAAGCATCCAACTGGACCAGAAGATCGCCGACGCCCGCGCGGGCATGGTCAAAGCGCAGAAGGACGCGGACAGCCAGCTTGGTGTTCTGGCCACAAATGAGACCGGCCGCCTTGCTCGACAAGAGCGAGCGATCATGACCTACGTTCAGGCCCTGGCTCAGCAACAGCGAGCGCTGGAACTGGCAGGGCAGCGAGCCGTTCTCGGCGTAGGGCAGGGCGATCGACAGAACGCGCTCAACAACGAGCTGAACAGCCAGCAGGATCGGTTCGCTCAGCAGTCGCTGGAACTGGCAAATCAGAAGTCCGACCCGTCGCGGAACATGTCGGAGGAGGAGTTCAGCCGGAAATCGCAGGCTCTCGCCTACGCGAACAAGGCTGCCACCGACCAAATTCGTCAGAACTACGCAGATGTGGAGGCGGCGCAGGGTGATTGGACCAAGGGCGCGACATCGGCCTGGGCCAACTACTTGGATTCGGCGAGCAACATTGCCGGCCAGACGAAAACTCTGTTCGGCAACGCCTTCAGCTCGATGGAAGACGCGGTCGTCAACTTCGCCATGACCGGGAAGCTATCGTTCGCCGACTTCACTAAGTCGATTCTGGCGGACATGGCGCGGATCGCGACCCGTCAGGCCAGCTCTGCGCTGCTGAGCAGCCTCGTCGGCGCTGCCACCAGTTACTTCACGGGCGGTGGTGGCGGGAATGGGCTGGCGGCCGGATCAGCAGGTGCGACGTCGTCGAATCTCGGCGCGTCCTCGGCGGGCTACTCCAGCAACTACTTCCCGCAAGCGCTCGGCGGCGCCTGGTCGTCCGGCGTGCAAATGTTCGCCAATGGCGGCGCATTCACCAACAGCATCGTCAGCACACCGACCGCCTTTGGGATGACCGGTGGCCGAGCGGGCGTCATGGGTGAGGCGGGGCCGGAGGCGATCATGCCGCTGACCCGGACTTCCAGCGGCAAGCTGGGTGTTCTCGCCGCCGGCGGTGGCTCCGGGACCGCGATCAGCATCAACGCACCGGTCACGGTGGTGACACAGGACCGAGGCTCTGAAGGGATGCAGATCGACCAGCAGGCACTGTCGAGAAACCTGCAATCGCAAATGCAGGCCGTGGCCGAGAAAGCCGTCGCTGACTCTTGGCGCGCGGGCGGTACCAGCTTCAGAAATGCAAATGGGAGGGCCTGATGGCCATCGAGAAATTCACCTGGCCAACCGAGCGCGGGGAAACACCCGATATCAATTATCGGGTGCGCACCTCGAAGTTCGGCAACGGCTACGCGCAGAACGTCGGCGACGGCCCGAACAACAAAGAGGACTCCTATCCAGTTACGTGCGTCGGCCAGAAGGCCGTGGTGAAGCAGATCATGGCGTTCCTCGACCGGCACGCCGGGGCAAAGGCGTTTCTCTGGACGACCCCGCTCGGCGAACTCGGACTGTTCACCTGTAAAAATCCGGCTCCCACACCAATGGGTGGCGGCGTCTTCAAACTCACCGCCACGTTTGAGCGGGCATTCCGACCATAAGGGGCAAACATGCCGCTGATCAGTGACATTCAGGTGCTTGAGCCTGGCAGCGAAGTGCTGCTCTTTGAGTTGGACGGCACGGAGTACGGCGCGGACGTGCTGCGCTTCCATGGGCACGCGATCCCGCACACCACGGCCGAGCTGATCGCCTCCGGCGACAATGTCGACCAACTGCCGGCGAAGGCCATCTACTGGCAGGGCAACGAGTACAGCGCCTGGCCAATGCAGATCGAAGGCATAGAGGCGAACGGGGATGGTACTGCGGTTCGACCGACGCTGTCGGTGGGCAACGTCAACGGGCGCATCACCGCGCTCTGTCTGGCGTTCGAAGATCTGCTCGAATTCAAGCTGACGATGCGCCACACGCTGGGCACGTACCTGGACGCGACGAACTTCCCGGCCGGCAACCCAACTGCGGATCCGACCCAGGAGACGATCGAGGTCTGGTACATCGACCAGAAAACGAACGAGGACGGGGAGAATGTCAGTTGGGAGTTGGCCAGCCCGGGCGACGTCGGTAACGAGTCCATCGGCCGGCAGGCTACGACGCTTTGTCACTGGGCGCTGACGGGGGGATACAGAGGCCCAGACTGCCAGTACACAGGCCCCTATTTCGATATGGAAGGTAATCCCACGGACAACCCAGAGAAAGACCAGTGCAACGCACTGCTTACCACTGGCTGCGAGTGTCGGTTCGGGGCAGGAAATCCTTTAAATTTTGGTGGGTTTCCTGCGGTGAGTTTGATCGCAAGGAGCTGATAGAATAGGCCTGTGCGGCTAGGTTGATCCCCGAAAAGCCGGCCCCTAACCGGCCTGCCGCACTCCATTAGTTAGGAATTCATACTGTAGGGGTGTGAAATGAAAGGCAAAAAGACAGACCTGCTCGGCAGGTTGTTCGGCCGCTTGACTGTGACTGAAGAGTCGCCATCCGTAGGGCGCAAAGCGCACTGGGTGTGCCGCTGTGAATGCGGAACCGTCAAGGTTGTTGGCGCGGATGCTTTAATCAGAGGGGCCACACTTTCATGCGGCTGCCTAAAGAAAGAACTTGCTACGACGCATGGGCTGTTTGGTCATGAGCTTTATCAGACCTGAGCCAATATGCGAGATCGATGCGAGAACGAAAAATGCAAAGATTTTCCAAACTACGGGGCTCGCGGCATACGCGTATGCGATGAGTGGAAAGCTTTCGCTGTGTTCGTCAGTGACATGGGCCCGCGGCCAAAAGGGCACACCATTGAGCGTGTTGATGGAAGCATGGGGTATTCGCCAGGCAATTGTGTTTGGGCAACAACGCAAACACAGAACAGAAACAAAAGGACGAACCTAACGCTGCGTCTTGGTGATACCGAAATGTGCGCCAGTAGGTGGGCAGAGCAAACAGGAATACCGCTGCACGTTATCTGCGAGCGGAAAGCTATCGGATGGTCTGACGAGGATGCGGTGACGAAATCCGTCAGGCGCTATACCAAGAAAACAGCATAACAAAGGGCGCTTAGGCGCCCTTTTTATTGGACTCATAAAAATGCAGAAGAACCTCCTCAAGGCATTTACCGATCACGCTGCAGAAGCGTATCCGAATGAAGCGTGCGGGCTTGTGGTTCGTGACGGCAGGTCGCGGAGATACATCAGGTGCACGAACGCGGCCAAGGACAGGTCTGAGCAGTTCAGTATTCCACCGGAGGAGTACGCGGCGGCTGAGGATATTGGGGAAGTCCTTGGGGTATTTCACAGCCACCCGGACGCGACGAGCCGACCTTCTCCGGCAGACCTTGCCATGTGCTGCGCTACGGCTTTGCCATGGTGGATTCTCAGCTGGCCTGAAGGAGACTTCAGGGAAGTGCTGCCGGAGCCGCTAACTCCGCTGCTCAAGCGCCCATTCGTCCACGGCGCCTGGGACTGCTGGCAGGTGTGCGCCGATTGGTACAAGCGCGAGTGGGGGCTGGAGTTCGAAGCTTTCAAGCGTGCCGATGGCTGGTGGGAGAGCAAGGACAGCACCAGTCTTTACGAGGCGAACTACGAGGCCGCCGGCTTCTACCGCGTCGACCAACCACAGCGTGGCGACATGATCGTGATGGAAGTTGGGCGCACGGTTTACCCGAACCATGCTGGGATCTTTCTCGGCACTGATCCCGCGCTGCCAGGTGAGGAGGCTGCGACGTTCGGCCCCGGGCCGTTCCTGCTCCACCACCTGTACGGCAGGCCGTCAGAGGTCATAGTTTTTGGTGGCCCTTGGCTGGATAGAACTCGCCTGATTCTCAGGCACAGAAATGCAAAGCCGGCAAAATGACGCGGCACGGCCGCAGGAGTTACAAATGAACAAACCGTTTGCTATCGATGAAAATGGACGAACTTACATTAACGAATCGGAAATCCTGAAAGGCCAGATGATCGTCTCGGCTGCCGGTATTTCTTTACCGGCTGATTTTGCGGAAAAGGCGCAAGAGAAAGCCGACCTGTTAGAGCGCCGGCTTGCTCGGCTGGAAAACGAGCTTGGCCTTAATCCACTCAGCTAGGCTGGCGCGCCGACTTGAAAAGCTGAGATATCAGGTTGGCGTTTGGTCGGACACCGAAAGCCGATCCCAGTGATTTCGATATGGTCATCGCACGCGCTTCGGCCGCCGCTATGCCTTCCTCGCCCTGAGACGCGTGGACTTGAGCGAGCAAGCCATAAACCATGGCCGTGAGAGCTTGAATGTCAGCGGCATGAGAGTTCACAACCTTTTGGATCTCACGATATTGTTGCGTTTCCACATTAACCTCCAGGTCATTAACGCGCCGAGATTGGCGCAATCCCAGTCCTTGGGCTTGCAGGCAAAGGACTGGGAAATCCTTCAAATGGCATGTAGTAGTTTCAGCATGTCGACAGTTTTGAACTGCAGATCTTGCGATGAATGAATGTAATCGCAGATGAGAGGAAGCATTGCCCATCGCTCTTTGTCGATTGGCTTGCCCGGAGGGACAAATCGGTTCGCAAAGTCATCAGCATCGATTGAGCTACCTTCAAGCACGTCGAATATGAATAATCGAAAATGAAAGGCACCGTTCGGCACCTCAGGCATTTCTCTGAACGCATGCCTGAGCAGGTCTGCTCTCTGGGGGTTAGATAAAGCCAATTACGCCACTCCTGTGTATGGCTGAAAGCTACTATGGAGAGACAAGGCATTGCTACTGGGAATTCGTACAGGCAACTTCTGCGACAAGTTCCTCTCGACTACTTTTTTGAGGATAGTTCTGGTGTCAAGATCGGTAGAGTTAAAGCTTGCAACCTCTAGCGATGAGGCGTGGGCGACCAATCTGTTAAGAGTGAGTGGCCCGTGTGGAGTTAGCTCTGTCCGGAGTGATTCTCTTGAACATGATGAAGTCGTTTATTTAATAGCCGAAACTGGAAACTTCGTCGGATTTATCACCTACCGAAAGATTGGTAGCCAATTATTTAACCTCTTTGTCTCGCCCCAGCATAGGAAGAATGGCGTGGGGAGGCTTGCGGTTGCGAAGCTCGTTTCCGAAATGCGAGATCGCGGAATATTGCAGCTCACCGTCAACTCAGTGGATGAGTCAGTACCGTTTTGGACGAAGACGTTTCGGCAGTATCAGGTTCAGATGGAAGGAGACAACAAATTTATTGTGTGTATTTCATCTATCCCGTGATCCGCTCGAAATCGTCGCTCACCCGGACTTCTTGCACTTCCCTAAGCAGTGCTACATTGCCGGTTTTCCCACAGGAGTGACCTGCATGAAACTGATCGTAGGAGCGCTGGCGGTAGCGCTGTTGGCGGGGTGCTCGTCGCCCGGAGATGTGAAGAAGAACGATCCGACCATCAGCGCATCCACCAATAAATCAGCCAAGAAGTACGCTCTGTGCGTATTCCCGAAGTGGCAGGAGCAGCGCTCGACTTCGACCATGTCTGAGACGGAGAACGGCTATCGGCTGGTCGTTGCTACTGACATGATGACCGATGAGGTGCTTGAAGTTTCCAGCGCTGGAACAGGCAGCAAAGTCGCACTGTATCAGCGGTTGCCGTGGTCAAAAATGTGGGGCCGCGCGGCACTTGAGGCAGCAGTTCGCGAGTGCCTGTAAACCGAGCAATTTATCAAAACCGCCAATTGGCGGTTTTTTTTCGTCAGGAGATAACCCATGGCGGCCGCAACAATTTCTAAACCATCAATGACCACCATTCTCTTATCTGGCCCGCTGGCAAGGCTATTCGGACGCGTGCATTACCGAGAGCTTGGCAGTAAATCGGTTGGCGAAGCGTTCCAGGCATTGAAATGCACAATCGACGGGTTCGAAGGGGCGATCAAGGATCTGGACCGGCGTGGTATGCGATTCGCGATATTCCGAAATCGGAAAAATGTGGGCGAAAAAGATTTTGCACTCGGGGGCGCTCAGGAAATTCGAATTGTTCCGGTGATTTCAGGAAGCAAGCGCGCTGGTGTACTTCAAACAATCATCGGCGTCGTGCTGATTGCCGCATCATTTTTTGCTGGTGGCGCTGGTCCCTCTCTGTTCTCCGCTGGTTTGGCAATGACTGCCGGCGGCGTGATCCAGATGCTCAGCCCTCAAGCCTCAGGCCTGAAGCAAAGCGCATCTCCTGAAAACGCCCCGTCCTACGCCTTCGGCAGCGCCAAAAACACCACTGCCAGCGGCAACCCGGTACCGATCTGCATCGGCGAGCGCCGGTGGGGTGGGATGATTATCTCAGCCTCGATCCTGGCGGAGGACAAGGCATGACCAAAGTGACCTACAGCATCACCATCCACGACCTGCATCGACTTGAAGGTGGAGTGGTTTGTGTCGACGAAGCAGTGGTGGCCGTTCTGGACAACGGGCGCGAAATCCATCGAGAGCGCTTCTTTGGCAAATGCACATCGCCAAGCGGCTACACGCGAAAGTACCGCGGTAAGCCCGGTCTTAACGCCGCACTGATCTCTGGCAATTGCCGCATGGGTTTTAGCTTGAGTGAGCCGGCAAAGGCTGCTCCAGCCCACCCATAAAATCGTCAGAACCAAGCCGGTGAGAGCCGTATTCGACTCGATACCTAGGCCCGCGAGATTGCGCCTCGGCTTCAGCTGCCTCCTTAGAGGCGTAGATGTCTACGAATCGCCATGGCGAGCTTTGCACAACGCCCCAACCCAGCACGCAGTCTGCGTTATCCGGATCTTTCGGAAGGTTTTTAGCGAGGCTTCTGATTGACATGGCCGATCCTTGGTTGTGAGAAAGCAGGAAATTACTACTCCGCAACGTGTGGTCGTTACTGGCATTTCATCCACGCTGTATGGACACCCACACCGCCCGCGAGGCGGTTTTTTTATGCCTGGAGGAAAGAATGGGCGCAGCAGCACAGATCGATATCAGCGGCGAGAAGGGCGGCAGCAGCAAGCCGAAGTCGCCGACCGAAGCCAGCGACAGCCTGCGCTCGACCAACCTGGCAAAGCTGCTGATCGCCGTGGGCGAGGGGGAGTTCGATAGCGTCCCGACCGATTACGACATCTACCTGGACAACACGCCGATCCGCGATGCCAGCGGCAACTACAACTTCCCGAACGTGAAGTGGGACTGGCGGCCAGGCTCTGTGGATCAGACTTACATCCCCGGCATTCCGTCGGTGGAGAACGAGACCTCGTTGAACATTGAGCTGCGCAGCGATTCGCCGTGGGTGCGCTCGATCACCAACACCCAGCTTTCCGCCGTGCGCATGCGTTTGGCTTGGCCAGCGCTGCAAAGGTCTGATGACCAAGGCAACGTCGGCGGCTACCGCATCGAATACGCGATCGACGTGTCCACCGACGGCGGTACCTATCAGCAAGTGCTGGTGGACGCCGTCGACGGCAAGACCACCACGCGCTATGAGCGCTCGCGCCGCATCGATTTGCCGGACGCCACCACGGGATGGCAGATCCGCGTGCGCCGCCTGACCCCGAACCAGAACACCAACAAGATCGCCGACACCATGCTGGTGGCCGGTTATACCGAGGTGATCGACGCGAAGCTGCGATACCCGAACACCGCGCTGCTCTACATCGAGTTCGACGCCGAGCAGTTCACCAACATCCCGGCGGTGACCGTGAAGTGCAAGGCACGGCGCTGGATGGTGCCGAGCAACTACGATCCGATTCAGCGCACCTACACCGGGACGTGGGACGGCTCGATGAAATCGGCCTGGACCAACAACCCGGCGTGGATCACCTACGGCATCTGCACCGAAGAGCGTTTCGGTCTGGGCAAGCGTATCAAGCCTTTCATGGTCGACAAGTGGGAGCTGTACCGGATCGCCCAGTACTGCGATCAGTTGGTGCCGAACGGCCTCGGCGGGCAGGAACCGCGCTTCCTCTGCGACATGAACCTGCAGGGCAAGGCTGACGCTTGGTCACTGCTGCGCGATATCTCGGCGATTTACCGGGGCATGACGTACTGGGCGCAGGGCCAGCTGGTGATGCAGGCCGACATGCCGCGCGCGCAGGATTTCGACTACGTCTTCACCCGGGCCAACGTTATTGACGGCAAATTCTCGTATGGCAGCGCCTCGGCTAAGACCCGGTACACCCGGGCGCTGGTCAGCTACGACAACCCAGCGAACAACTTCGACACCGACGTGATTCCGTTCGCTGACCTGAATCTGCAGCGCCGTTACGGCGACCGGCCGACAGAGCTGAGTGCCATTGGCTGCACCCGCGCCTCCGAGGCCCAACGCCGCGGCAAGTGGGCGATCTTGAGCAACAACCAAGACCGCACTGTGTCGTTCAAGACCGGCATGGAGGGCGTGATTCCGCTGCCGGGTCACATCATCCCTGTAGCTGACTCGTTGCTGGCGGGCCGTGAAGTCGGCGGCCGGATCTCGGCGGTGGCAGGGCGGGTGATCACGCTTGATCGTGACACCCAGGCCAAGGCCGGTGATCGTTTGATCATCAACCTGCCCGGCGGCCGCGCTGAAGGTCGCACCGTGCAAAGCGTCAACGGCCGCGCCGTGACCGTCACGGTTGCCTACAGCGAACTGCCGGTGGTGCAGTTGCAATGGGCGCTCGACGCCGATGACTTGGCCATTCCGTTGTATCGCGTGTTGCGCACCAAGCGAACCACCGAGGGCGACTACGAAATCAGCGCGCTCCAGTTCGAGCCGAGCAAGTTCGCGTTCATCGACACCGGCGCACGCCTGGAAGAACGTCCGATCAGCGTGATACCAATCACGGTCGTTCCGGCGCCCGCCAGCGTTTCGTTGTCATCGATTTCATCGGTGGTGCAGGGCCTGGCCGTGGCCACCATGACCATCAGCTGGCCTGCGGTGGATGGCGCCGTCGGCTATGACGTGGAATGGCGCAAGGACAGCGGCAACTGGATAAAGCTGCAGCGCACCGGTATGACCAACGTGGACGTGGTCGGGATTTATGCCGGCGCATACGTGGCCCGCGTTCGCGCGGTGAGTGCGTTCGATATCTCGTCGATTTGGCGTAATTCGATCCTGACCAACCTCAAGGGGAAGGAAGGATTGCCGCCGGCTGTGTCGTACCTGACGCCGACCAGTCTTGTTTACGGCATTCGGATGGCGTGGGGCTTCCCACCAGGCGCAGAGGACACCCAGCGAACTGAGATCTGGTACAGCAAAACGACCTCTCGGGATGATGCGATCAAGCTCGGTGACTTCGCCTATCCGCAGGCATCGCACGAAATGCAAAACATCCTTGCCGGTGCAAGTTTCTTTTTCTGGGCGCGCCTCATCGATCGGACTGGAAACATCGGGCCATGGTATCCACAAGGTATCGGCGTCAACGGCCAAGCAAGTTCTGATCAAACCGAGTACGAGAAATATTTCTCCGGACAGATCGGCGATTCCGCGCTTGGCAAGCGGCTTGGCGATCGCATAAGCCTGATTGATGGTCCGGCGGACTTACCGGGATCGGTGAACAACCGCATTCAGGTCGTAACCGGTGAGGTTGATGCAATCTCGGAAAAAGTCGACGGCGTGTTTGCCCAAGTGAATCCACCGATGGCGGGTGAAACTGAGGGCTTCGCCGGATCGACGGAAGCCTTCGTCGGCGTCTGGTCATTGCAGTCTGCCGTGATCGAAGGCGATGTAGCCACCGGCAAGCGTGTCGACACCGTTCAGGTTGAGATGGGCAAGAACAGCGCCGTCATTCAGCAGGTCAGCCAGGCGCAAGTTGCAGCGGATGGCAAAGCATCGACCATGTGGTCTGTGAAGATGCAGATTGACTCCAACGGTCGATACGTTGCCGCTGGAATCGGTCTCGGGATAGAGAACGGCCCCGCAGGATTACAGAGTCAGTTCATCGTCAGCGCTGATCGCTTTGCTGTCGTCAACAGCATCGCCGGCGGGCCTCTGGCAGTTCCCTTTGTCGTACAAAACGGCCAGACCTTTATCAGCTCCGCATTCATTGCCGACGGCACGATCACCAACGCCAAGATCGGCAGCTACATCAGCTCCACCAACTACATCGCCGGCCAGCAAGGCTGGATTCTGAACAAAGACGGCACGCTTGAAATCAACGGCATCGTTCCTGGTCAAGGGCGCTTAGTGATCAATTCGCTGAACGTCTCGGTCTACGACGCCAATAACGTGCTGCGCGTCCGTCTCGGCTATCTGGGGTGATAAATGGCATATGGAATGAGGATCTGGGGCGCCGATGGCGCGCTCCAGATCGACGAAAACTCGTTCACTATTCGGGTGGTGCTTTCAACGTTAGTGACATTCACTGGAGGGAAGTCAAATCAGGACTTTGCGGTGCCTGGAGTTGGCCCCTCAAATGGCGCCGCGATTGTTGTCCCTGTCGGTACCTACACTGATCAGCAACAGCAGTTTGAAACCGAGCTGGTCGATAACGTGGCCCGGGTTTACAACCATACAAGAGGCTACGCCGCGAGCTATGTCGCGACCGGGACGATGCGACTGATCGTCATGAGGTTCAACTGATGGCGTACGGACTAGAGTTTAGGAACAACAGCAATGTGGTAACCATTGATTCTGAATTCGCCAGGTTAATGGTGATTTCGAGTGGGAGGTATGCGCCGACGGAAGAAGGGGGCATGGGCTCAACGAATTACTTCGCAAGGCCGGTGACATCACAGGAGCCGCCGCTAGTATTCGTCCGCCCGGATACTGTCGCCGGCGTCGCCGGACTCAGCAGCATGAGATTGATCGGCTCCGCAGGCAACTGGACCGGATTCTATGTTCGCGCGTACAGCAACGCCACGGCCCAGCCTAATGGCCGCTACTTCGTCGCCGCGTTTGCTGCTCAAGCGGTGGCACAGTACGGCATGCGGCTCTGGGACGGATCTGGAAAAATGCTCTTCGACTCAGGTACACCCAATGCCAGTTTCACGCGAGCTATCCAAAACTGGACTTATGTGAAGTCGGATCAATCCGACCAGGGACTGTACCGAAACTACTACTCGGTACCATTCAATTTTCCCCAAGACGAATTCATTCTGATCAACAACTTCGGCATGAGCATGGTGTCCGGCGGGAACATCCCAAGACAGCTGTACTGTACGTGGGATTTTGCGGCAAATACGCTCTACGCCATCACCTCTGCCGCCAATAATCCCTTCGCATTTTTCCTCCCCGCAATGTTTGCCAAGATGGCCGTGTAATCGCGCGCGCCCAACCTCTCAAAATCAGGAACTTGTAATGTCCAAGCAGACGATCACTCTCGGCTCTGCGCCTACAGGCGTGGGCGGCGATACGCCTCGAAGTGCGTTCACTAAAACACAGAGCAATTTCGACGAACTTTATGCAGCGCTTGGCGCCAGTGGTAGCCCGCTTGTGCTTCCGGCAGCACTCCCGATTGCTCAAGGCGGGACCGGCGGAACAACGCAGCCGACAGCCCGAGCCGCGCTGGGCATAAAGTCCGGCGACGTTCGCTGGAAATCGAATACCAGCAACGTAACCATTCCGAACGGCACCTACACCACAATAAACTGGACCAACGACGTCTACGGTGTAGGGGGAATTCACAGTCAGACTTCAAACTCAGATGCGTTCGTTTTGCCAGTAGGAATTTTCTTGGTGTCGGCGACGCTGACTTACGACTACGCCGCAAATGGTCGGCGTGGTCTGCGCTTCACACTGGGTAACGCCGCTTTTGCTGGATGCTTCCTGCTTTCACCGGTGACACCTTCGGGTTCAACCGTGTTGACGCTCACGATTATTATCAGGGTAACCGCTGCAGGTACGATTCTGAGGGTTCAGGGTTTTCAAGACAGTGGCGCCGATCTAAACGCGGCGTTGAGTGGCGGCAGCAACCTCGAAATCTTTCAGCTTGGAGATGCCTGATGGCGACCATTGTCGTTCCACCCAACTATGACCTGGTCAAGATCGCCACTTCGGCGGGCCAGCCAGACCCTGAAATGCGCTCCTATCACGACGGGGTTCTCGAGGTTCTGGGGGTGACCCAGAAAAAACTGACCGCAGCTCTGGCGAATTACAGCTATTCAGAGACTGAAGTCGAGGTTGCCACCCTGAGCGCGATATCCAAACGCGATCAGCTGTTGGAATCAGCAGATAAGGCGACGGCCGGAATGTCTGACGCGTTCATCGCCGGCCTGTTGGACGAAGCTGACACCCAGCGGTTCAAGAGCTTCGCCGCTTATAAGCTGGCGCTGAGGAACATCAGTGCGCAGGACGGGTACCCGACAGCAATCGATTGGCCCCTCAATCCCGCCTGATCAAGCCAAACACCGCAACCCGCCATCGAGCGGGTATTTTTTTGCCTGGAGAAAATTATGAGTGCCACTGAAAGAGAGCGCGACATCCTCGCCCGCACCATCTGGGGTGAGGCTCGCGGGGAGGGAACGGCCGGACAGATCGCCGTCGCCTGGACGATCCGCAACCGCGTTTTCGATGGAAAGGAAAAGTCTTGGTGGGGGGAGGGGTATGCAGGGGTGTGCCAGAAACCCTACCAGTTCAGCTGCTGGAACAAGACCGACCCGAACTATCAGTTCCTGATCGGCGTGAAGCAGATCCCGTTCCGCGAGCTGGCGCAATGTCGAATCGCTGCTGACCAGGTGATCGACGGCAAGGTGCCTGATCCTACCGGCGGCGCCACGCACTACTACGCCACCAGCATCAAGGCACCGGCCTGGGCGGCGAAGGCAAAGCAGACGCTCAAGTTGGGCGGCCACGTTTTCTTCAAGGATGTGCCGTAATGGTCGTGCCGTGGAAAGCGGTGGGCGCGCTGGCAATGGTGGTGATCGGCGCCGGCAGTGCCTGGCAGTTTCAGGACTGGCGCTTCGGCAAGCAGTTGGCCGAACAGGCCCAGCAGCACGCCAAAACCCTCAATCAACTGACCCAGGCCGCTGCCACCGCAGAGAAGGCTGAGCAGGACAAGCGGCTGGCGCTCGAGCAGCGGCTGGCGGCCAGTGAGCAAACCCACTTCAGGAAAATGACTGATGCCCAACGTGATCAAGATCGCTTGCGCGATCGCCTTGCCACTTCTGATCTGCGGTTGTCAGTCCTCCTCGACGCAACCGACGCTGCCAAAGGCTGTGGTGTGCCAGCCGCCTCCGGCGCCGGCGGCGTGGATCATGCAGCCTTACGAGCCCGACTTGACCCGGCGCATGCTCAACGAGTTATCGCCATCACCGATACAGGCGACCGGGGACTGATCGCGTTACAGGCGTGCCAGTCGTATGTCAGGGCGCTGGAGCAATAAACAAACTGAAACGACCTCTGCTGGCAGATTGATATTCTCTAGATTAAATTGATCTCCCCTATCATTTGTTACAGCTAAAAAGGAAGTCAGCAGTGAAATTAAGAATCGATTCAGTTCATGGTCATGGCGATCACAAAGAAGAGCGAGTTAGGTTGACCGCATTAGAAGATTGCAATTTGCATTACTACATGATTTCCGACGCGACTTTCGCCAAGGGTGGCGGGCTCTCAAACAAGCACCGGCATTCTAAGTGGTTCGACCCGAAGGAAGTAAAGAAAGGGGATAGAGTGGTGCTTTATACCCGAAAGGGTAAGGACGTGACTGTCAAGAGTGATGGTGGAGTCGTATGGCACAAAGTGTATTGGGGGCTTAACTCTGGAGTGTGGAATGACGATGGTGACGCTGCAGTTCTGATCAATATTAATGCGTGGAACAGCACGGCAGTGAAGTAAAGTTCGTACCACTTTTTTGTACCGTTCTTGCGTTTTTTCAAGGGGGCGGGGGGCTGAATGCCTCCTGAAGTCCATTAAAATCGCCCAAGCCAAAAACGCCAGCCAATCCACATATAACGTCCTTCGCGCGTGGAGGGCTGACTGAGTCGCAGGCTTGCCAGCATTATGTGCGGAACCTGCAGCTCTGATGGCCTCACGCCATTCTTGCGAGAGCTCCAGTCGTAAACCATCATTCAGATTCGAATTGTGTGATTGGTGGAAATGGACAAACAGCTGGCTGGCTACTCAATTGTGATGACGATTGTCTGGGTTTCAGTCGTTCTTTCTGTCATTTATTGGATGTCGTAGTGAAGGTAATAGGTGGCTGACGTGGAAGGCGTGGTGCTGAGCGAGAAAATGAAGCGAGAGGCGGACCGGCTGCTGGCGCAGATTGTCAGGGCCGATTCGATGATCATTGCTGTAAAGGCGGGAGCGCGGGCTGATGGCTTCGTGCTTGGGCTGGAAACCGGCGGGACTTTGCGCGCCGGCGATGCGGAAAGGCTGTACATCATTTTTGAGGCCGCGCTGGTGGAGCGCCTGAAAACTCTGACGCACAGTTGATCAATCGACTGGCTTGATCAGGTCCGGACCCTGGTTCCGGACATTCCCCACTGCTCGGTCAACCTTGAACCACTCGAAAACCTCTGTCGGCTCACCCTGGTGCAGCACCATCTGTTCGGCGCGATCTTTCGGTGTGGCCGGATCCAACCATTCCCGTGCGAGTTCAGGCGATAACGCCACCGGCCGCCGGTCGTGGATATCAACCATTCCGCCGGCACTGTCGGCGGTGATGATCACAAAGCCATCATGCTCGCTTGGGTCATGCTCGTTATTCGGGTATTGGCCGATAGCAGCGCAGAGAATGGGTGACTGATCACGGTGACGGATTAGGTAAGGCTGCTTCTTAGGGCCTCCCTCATCAACCCACTCGAACCAATTGTTGATTGCGATGATCGCCCGGTTCGGCCAGATTGCACGGAAGAAGGGGCCGTGCGCCACTTTTTCGACCCTGGCGTTGATCGGCGCCGCGCGATCCTTTGCCCAATGCGGGCGCCACCCCCAACGCACCATATCGGCGTGGAGGAACTCGCCCTCTTGGTGAAACAGCGCGAGCTGAGACGTAGGTGCCGCGTTGTAGCGTTCTAGCGGTTGTTCATTGACAGTGCTGATCAAAGCGTTCGGCATGCTGAGCGCCTCCACGAAGTCATGAATGCCGCTGTATTGGGTAAGTCGTCCGCACATTGTCAGGCCCTCGCATGATCTCTCAGCGTAGACCCGCTGCCGTTTTCTTTACAAAACCTTTTCCGGCGCAGGTCGGACAATCCTCCCGGGCATCAAAGCGATCGAGGCAGGTGGGGCACATGCAGAAGGCCGCCGACTCAATGTGGGGCCGCACCTTTTCAAAAGCGTGCAGATCGCGTTCTTCATGTGCGACTTGCGCTGCGTCTATAAGCGCTCGATAGGCGTCAGCGTCAGAGAGAGGGTGGTGGGTGATGCCGGCGATCATTCGTTCGGTCTCGACCAGCTGATACCGGCGCCCATTCATTTCCAGCACCAAGCCTGTAATCCGTCCAATCTTTCGGGAAAGTCCCAAGGTTAGCCGCACACCATCCGCGTCAGAGTAGACCTTGCCGTCGTAGGCGAAGGAAGCGCCGCGCGGCTCATCACTTTCGAAGTTGAAGATTGACCGGCTGATAGTGCCCAGCAGATTCCCGTTGTCGATCTGAACGACGTCATAGGTAGAGGCGCCGCGGTAGTGCCCGGGCGAGTTCTGCAGCTCCTCGACGGCGTGCCAGTACGCGGCGTCTGCCATTTCGTTCATGTCGAACTGCTCAAGCTGATCAATCAGGCCCTCATCGAGGAGCGTCGCCGCCATCTCGCGGAGGGTTTCCCTGTGCCCCTCTGGGTTTTGTAGGCGGAAGTCCTGATCATCGAGAGTTGCGCGCCATCGCTGGAGTCGGAGGGTTTTCGCTTGGTCGAAATTCATGAAACGGGATTCACTGTACGAACGCTGTATGTATGTACAGTAATCGAGCTGCGTCGAGCAGGCGAGGGGGAGTCGACGAACAGCAGGGGAAGCTGCTTTTTGTCTAAAGGCGCCTCCGTGCCTGAGCGTTTCGATCCTAAACTGAAGTTAAGTGTTTTTTCGAAGGGGATGATTGGGCTGAAGTAGATCTGTTACAGCCATCACTAGCTCATCCATAGACCAAGGCTTTTCTAAGTAAATTGTTGAGGATGGGATCTCCAGGGGATCTAGCGCGTAGCCAGAAGTGAGAATCGTAGCTGTATCGGGCCACTTTGCCTTGACCAACGCTATGAGTTCTGCGCCTTGAAGTTGACCAGGTAAGCCGTGGTCCGAAATCACAAGAGGACAATTCTCTTGCATGCTCAGCAAGTGTTCAAAGGCGCTGTCTGCGGTGTCGAAAGCCAGGCACTGAAGACCGATCTCGGTCAAAATCTCAACCATCAATAATCGAATTGTCGGGTCGTCCTCTACGACGATCACGAATCCGGATACAGGAGAAAGCTTGCCCCATTCTTCGTTCATGTGATTGTTCCTGTATCCACCATTTTTGCTGCACGAGCATTGTCGGTTCCCAGTTTAGGCCTCTTCTCAATATCCGATTTGGTTGAAGAGCGGTTTGAGCATCCTCTATCGGCTTAAAGCGGTCATTCCGGCGTCATTAGCACGGCCAGAGTCATTTTGATAAATTCTTCATTTTTGTCGATTGCCCAGAGCGCACCGCGGACGTTCTCGGCGACATCGGCGGATCCGCGCTGTTCCACCCAGTTCGACAGCTCCATGATGGCGGCTTCGAGGGCGAGCTGGTTTTCGTTGATCTTGAAGAGCAGGGAAGGGAGCAGGTCGGAGTTGGGCATTTTGGATTCCTTAGCAGTCAAGGAACCAGCGTAGCACCGTGTTACATGAAGAGTGTTTTAACCATTGGCAGGACGCCAGAGAGGGGAAAACTCGGTCGAGTTATGGAACGCGTCCACAAAAGTTATGGAACGGATTCCGCTAGGCGGAAATTTTTCAGGACGCGAGAAACGACAAAGCCCTGAATAATCAGGGCTTTGTCGTATCAGATATGGCGGAGGCGATGGGATTCGAACTCATGGACCTGTTACAGTCGACGGTTTTCAAGACCGTTGCCTTAAACCACTCGGCCACA